AGAACGATCTTGTTCGCCTGCGTTTGTTCTTATATTTTCAAAAGGATTAGCCATGTCACTATTTATAACTAAATACCGAGTTCTTTCTCAGTTATAATCATAAACTCCCAGTTGCGATCAAGACAGAATTCTTTGGCAGCTTCCCATTTAGCGAGATTGACTCCCCATTGTTTGACTTCGTTGATAAATCTTTTTGTTTTACGAGAGGGCTTTTTAGGCTCTTGTGTGAATCGTTTTGGCTTCACCTCAACAAGACACATTCTTACTTTATCTTTACCTTGTATTTTTACGATAAAGTCTACAAAATAACGATGTATTTTATTGTCAAGGGGTGAACGATAAGGTATCACTATCTCTTCACTGCCCCATTCTAATACAGAATCGCTGATGTCACACCAGTTCATGAATTTTAATTCGTAGCTAGAGCGATAAGTGATTTGTCTAACATTGCCTTTATACTTCGCAGGATTTCTCGGCTGGAATCTTCCTGAATAAACTTCTTTTGAGTAAGTCATAGATGTTATAAATAAGTTGAAAGTAAGTCTATTTATTCAATAGGAAACACAAAACAATGGCTACTATAGTTAAAAGAGCGGATCTACCAAGAGCCCTAACTGTTGCTGAGATGGACGGCAACTTTGATAATCTAAATAATGATAAAATAGAATCTTCCAACGGCGTTGCAACAGGCACATTAACTGCTGAAGACATCACTGCTGATAATCTAGTCAATACTGTTATTAGAGGAAAAGTTCAGGCACTAGGAAATGTTTCTGGAGCTGTAAACATTGATACTTCTGCTGGTGATACTGTAACTTGCACTATCACTGGAAATACTACATTTTCAGTATCTAATCTTGTATCTGGTTCTGTAAATACTATCTATTTTGTAATAGAGAATATTGGAGCAGGAACTATAACCTGGCCTGGTACTACAACATTCAATACTGGTGGTGCAATACAAACTAGCCCAACTGGCAAGACAATGGTTATATTAGACACTGTTGATAACGGCGTTACATTTATGGGCGTTCAGGCTTGGCGAGACTACGAATAAGGATAATCTCCAATGAGTTGGACTAGAAAATTATTTGTCCAGGGCGGACAGACAACGAGTGTAGATACTAGTTTTATTACAAACTATACTACTTCATGGAATACTAATACTACATCTAATACTGATGTGGTAACAACTAGACTCACCACTACTGTCTGGCAAATTCCGAGAAACACGACAACCACATTCAACACTTCTCGTATCACAACTGGAACATTTAATAGTAATACAACTACTACTTGGAATACCACAGGCACTACTAGCACCTCATGGATGGATAGTAGAAATACTACTATGTCGGGCAGTAGAAATACAATTACTACTTTTGCAACTAGTCAGTCAACACTATATTCTAGCAACACTACTACGTCTTGGTCTACAGATGTTGTAATTGATACTAGAGATAGCAGAAACACCACTGTGGCATATACTACGTCTTGGTCCACAGATGACAGTGGTAGTAGAAACACTACTGTACCGTACACTACAACTTGGCAAGAATCTGCTGGAAATACGACTAGTTCTTACGCATATACTACGATCTGGAGTGTAAGTAGAAATACTACTAAATCTACCAGTAGACTAACTCCTGTATATCAACAAACATGTGGAGTTGCGTCAACTACATATAGTACTTCTTGGACAGAAAATACTTCTCATCCTACTTCTGTGACTGTTAATACTACTGTAGCAGGATCAGCGAGTGGATGCTATCTATACAACCCAGACGGATCACCAGCAGGTACAACTGGAGGATTTACTCCTGGATGTTCGCCGGGTGGCTGTACAGGTCCAACAGTAGGATATGGTTATGTCACAGTATGGGGATTTATTCAACCAGGTGGCGCCCCTTGTGCTGAAGACGATAGAGGACTAGGTGATTGTGTTCTTTATGTTTCTTCATATGTCGCAGAAGAATGTTATGTGTGTGATGAAACTTGTCCAACGTCATACTCTTCTACATATTTAACTTATTATCCAGGAGCTACACAATCAAGAAATACTACTGATACTTATAGTTCTTGTTATAACACAATTGTAGGATATGAGACTACTGAATGGGATTATCTAGGTTCTACAAGTTGGAATACGAGTAGAACAACTACTGGGACCACTTCTGTACCTACGTACACTACATACTCAAGAGTTACTTACACTACTTACACTACTTCTTGGAGTGGTACTAAAAATACATCTAGGGGAACTAGCACTACTTACACTACCAACTGGGGCGAACTTATAAACACTAGTACAATTACTGACAGATCGACTACTACTAGCTGGAGCGATACTACTGTTTGGAATACAAATTCTTCAACTACTACTGTTTGGGATACCATTGGAAGCACAAGTTGGACAGATTCTAGAAATACTACGACCACATTCCCTACAAATAGTGTAACGACTACTTCGTGGACTGGTGATAATTCTACTTCGTGGTCAACTTCGGCTACTACTAATACGAATTCAGAAGATTCTAGAAATACAAGTACTGCTTGGAGTACTAATGCTACTACTTCTTGGTTGACTGAAGAATCATCAAATACATCAACTACCACTAGTAGAACAACTAGTTGGACAACAGAATAATATTGGAGAACAATAATGCTATATGCTAAAATAAATGTAGAAACTAATGAAGTGTTAGAGTTTCCTATTTTTGAAAAAGATCTCAGAGAAAAACATCTCAAAGGAACTACTATTCCCAAGAAGATTACAGATTTTTCTTTAGTTGGAACACCTTATAGATGTGTAGAACCTAAACTTACTTCAGAAGTGAATTTAGTAGCGTCATATACACAATCAGTAGAAGCTGTAGGTGCAATATATAATGAAGAGACAGGAGAATTTGATCGGCAATATGGGTTGGTCGATGTGCCTGAAGCTAAAAGAGAACTAAGAAAAGAGTTTCGTTTAAATGAATTGAGAAAAAAACGAGAAGCAGCATTTGCTAAGTTAGATGCTAAATTTCTTCGTCATGCAAGCGAAGTTAGATTAGGGCTTTCTACTACAGATACAATTGAAGACTTAGACGCAAAGGCGGAGGCTCTTAGAAATGTAACTGATGTAGAAAATTTGTGGGCAGTAACAAACGATTTTTTTGATGTATAAATAATTTTTTTATAATGAGACTATATTATGGATCTTGATCTTTATAATGAGATGACTGCGAGTAAGAATCAGCTAAGTGAAAAAGACTTAGCTCCAAAAAAAGAAGAAGAAGTTAAGCCTCGTCTGGCAGAAAATAAAATGTCAGATCGTTTTCACGAACGAAAAAAGATTGGTCCTTACGCTGTTAGATCGATGAGAAATCAGTGGGCGGCTGATAACGAAGATTTGGTTCGCTCACTTTCTCCATGGCCTATAACATATGATGTTAGTTCAGTACAAGGAACTAATTTCAGCGAGTTTACATATACAGAATTTGCTGGTGGAGGAATCTGGGTCACTACTCAGTCTAGAGAAGTAAACTGCCGTCTCATTGACTTCGCATCAAAAATAGATTCAGGCAAAGAAGGCGAAGAATTGTTTGAAAAGTTTGTTGCCTCATTCTCAGACAAGTATGAGTTAGAAGAACTTGACGAAAAATACAAAGACATTAAAAGCGCAGTATTTCTTCCTGGTCACAACTTACTAGACTTAGTAGACACTATAGCATTAGAAAAACTTTTATTTGAAGAAGATGATGTAAAAGTAAAACCACATCCACTGACTCATGCCGACGCACTGAAAATGGTTAGCAAAAAATGTGGCTGGCAAAAAGTACTTCCTAAGAATGTGTCGGGCGCTAAACTTTTAGAACAATGTGATACAGTTTATAGTACTACTGCATCTGAAATGATTATTACTGGAGCAGCACTAGGAAAAACTATACACGACTTGTCGCTATGGACAGCATCGGGAGCAGGTGTTTATCAGCCTTTTCATCGTATAATCACATATATACAAAAGAGAGAAGGCAAAGAAGCAGCTAAGAAAGCAATCGCTAACATTCTAGCATGTCCTTGGTCTGGTGTAGTGTTTGAATTTATGCCTGATTACGAAGAAAGATTGAAACTTTACTTCGATAAAGCATTAGAACTCAGAGAACTCTATCGTCCTCTTTCTACTGGCAGAGGAATCATTGATAAGAAGGTACAGAAAAAGTGAAACCTGAACATTTAGAGCGAGCTAAAATTTGTAATGAGTGTGAACATCTCAACAAAACAATAAGTCGATGTCGCAAATGTGGCTGTTGGATGCCAGCCAAAACTCGTCTTAATTGGGCAGAATGTCCAATAGGCAAATGGGGCAAGATAGAAAAACCTGCTAAATAAGATTCTTAATCATTTCAAATTCCTGTTATAAATAAAGAAAACGATTCTGTATACAGGAATTAAAATGACAGATACTGCCGATCCCGTAAAACAACCGACTGGGCAACAGCAAAATAGAACTTCTGCGCCCGGACGCCTTGCTGACAACGGAATAATTTCAGAAGAACAAGCTAATGAAATGCGTTTCCTTCAAAGAGATGATGAGTCTGACACTTCTTTATCTGAAGATCAGCTAAGAAAATTAAAGCCTTACATCTTTACTGGTCCAGAAGAAACTATGTTTCAGTATCCTATGAAAGTAGGAGAAACTGATGACCAGCCTCACAGTGTTCGTTTTTATATCAATGCCCGCTCTAATAGTAGAGTAGCTGAAACTACAAATGTCGATAGACAATCTATAGATAGAGATTGGGCCGGTCCCATGCCTCCACTAGAAACTGCAAACTCTACTAGTGAAAATCGTAAAACCGCAGAACAGGCCGCAGCAAGTACAAAAGGAGCTGCTGGAGTTGCTGGCTTTACAATAGGAACTGGTGCAGGAACTAAATTTGTAAACATGCTGTCTGGAGGCAATGGCGCTAGTGCTCTCGGAAAATCCGCCGGTGCGGTTGTGGGAGGACTTACAGGCGCCGGCATCGCCGCTTTAATAAGCAATGCTGTAATAGAAGTTGTAAAAAAGGTAAGAACTCTTGGCGTCATAGAGCTTTATGTGTCTGCACCTCCTGTTGCTCAATACTCTGCAAATTGGGAAAATAAAGACTTGGGTCCTTTGGCTGGATTGTCAGATGGATTTAGTGTTGAAAATCTTTTAGGAGAAGGTGGGCTTGGTGATCTTGGAGTCAGAGGTTTAATAAGAGCCGCTGCTAACTTGCCTTCGCAGTTTGGTATTGGCGGAGAATTAGGAGCATCTTTAGATTTAGCTTCTGCTAAAGTAGCTAATCCGTATAAAGAGCAACTATTTTCTAACATGGGATTTAGGACGTTTGCTTTCAATTATAAATTTACACCAAGAAATCAAGCTGAGTATGAGCAAGTAAAAAGAATAATACAGTTATTTAAATATCATATGCATCCTGAAGTATCTCCATCTAAACTATTTTTAGAATATCCTTCTGAGTTTGAAATAAAATATTTTTACAAAGGCGAAGAAAACGAACACCTTAGCAAAATTTCTTCATGTGCTCTGACCGATGTTAAAATAACATACGGCAATCAGGACGCTTTCACTACTGTTAAAGGTCAAAACGGAGTTCCAGCTGAAATAAATATGCAGTTAGCATTCACTGAACTAGAAACACTAACTAACGAAAGAATAGCGGATGGATTCTAATGTTTTTTAAATCAATTCCTTTTATAAATTATAAGTTAAAAGACAAGTCCGTTATAACTAAAGACATTTTTAGACGAGTCGGACTTGATAGACAAATCAATAGCAGACTAGCATTAGAAGCGTATTATGTGAAAGATGGAGAAACTCCTGATATTGTTGCTAACAATATATACGGATCTTCTAAGTATCATTGGGTATTATTGACTGTAAATGATATCGTCAATCCTTATGAAGAATGGCCTAAAAGAGAGGCAGAATTATTCGAATATACAGAGTCGAAATATGGTGTTGGCAATGCCTTAAAAGATCATCACTATCGTTTAACTTCTAATACAGATATTATTGTTGATTATGATCCTGTTAAAATAACAGAGAATACAATTCAAGCAGTGTCTAATTTAGATTTTGAAATAGAATTAAATCAAGAAAAACGACAAATATTTTTGTTAAAGCCGGAGTATCTTGCTGGCTTTATAACTAATTATAAAAGATTGATGGCACAATAAAATGGACGCTTCAACAGAGACTCTGATACACGCAGGTGATTACAAGATAGAACAATTGTTAATCACTAGCCCAACTACGGGAGAGAGTGCTGATATAACAGAGTTTATGTTAGAGATAAATCTTTACGAGGATTTATTTTCTTTTTGTATGTCTGGCAATGTTATTCTTGCAGATGCCGCTAACTTGATTAGTAATTTACCAATATTAGGCAATGAATACATTTCATTAAAACTTAGAACGCCTACTCTAGAAGACACGCCAGATAATGTGATAAGTAAAATTTTTCAGATGTATGCTATTTATGACAGAGCACTGAATGATGATAGATCTCAATTTTACAACATATCTTTTATGTCAATTGAAGGATACGAAAATCAAACAACTGTTATAGGTAAGTCATACAACGGAACTACAGACGAAATTGCATCAAAAATTTATGAAGATTATATTGAAGTAGACCGTCCTCTTTTTATATACGATCTGCCACACGTTAGTAGAATAAAGTACACTTCAAATCATTGGACGCCTTTTAAAAATATGAATTTTTTGGCAAAACGAACTAAAGGAGCAACATTAAAAGGTTCTGATTTTTTGTTTTTTGAGAGTAATAAAGCATTTTACTATGCTAGTATTGAATCTATTATACACGCTCAGTTAGAATCTGGAATATTTGATGAATATGTGTTAGAAAGAGATGGCTCTGATATGCCAAGAAGAATAACTGATGTACAATATACCGGAAATTTGATGCCGCCATTTATGACAGCAGTTGAAAATTTGAAGATGATAACTACGCTTGACACTATGGATGGCAATAATAGAGGAGCATTTGCTTCTGTCATAGACGGCTACGACTTTTATACTAAAAAAATAGTTAGAACTGATTTTGATTTTGTTGAAGATATGAAAACTTTTAAGAAGACTGGCCCTAAAAATATTTTACCAGAAAATTTAAAAAGAAATGGTTTGGCTAGTAAAGCATATTATTCGCAAAATTCTGGATTATACAATGACTTTGGAATTACTGACGAAGAAGATATTCCTGCAGGAAGTACTGCTCAAAAAATTAATGATAGAATAAGCAATAGAAAAAGCTATTTGAATTCATTTGAGAATTATAAATTTGAGGCAGTGTTGCCAGGAAGAACTGACATACAAGTCGGCAATGTTATTAGTTTATTATATCCATCTGCCGAAGCTCCATCTGATGATATAACTACTCAACTAGATCCGTTGCTATCAGGTTTTTATGTTATTTCTGCTATACATCATAAGTTTAATGCAGACAGACATGTTATGACAGCAGAACTTATCAAAAATGGTTTATCAGATTCTCCTTCTTCAGTTGAACTTGTAGGAGAAGAATAGATGTATCCTAGTTTTAATTGGTGGATAGGCATAGTAGAGGATCGAGTTGATCCTGCAATGCTTGGCAGATGTAAAGTAAGAATCATAGGCTATCACACCGAAAATAGAATTGAATTGCCTACTGAAAATCTTCCTTGGGCAGTTCCAGTAATGCCTGCAACTTCGCCTAGTTTATCTGGTGTTGGAGAAACTCCTTCATTTGTACAAGGAACTACCGTTGTAGGATTTTTTAGTGACGGCGAAGACGAACAAATACCTGTTATCATGGGTACTTTGCCAGGCAAGCCTAGAAATAAAAGAAATAAAGATCAAGGATTTTCTGATCCAGCAGGAAAATATCCAAAATCTGAAGAAGATACTGGATACAATACAATAAGAGAATCTGATTTATCTCGATTGTCAAGAAATGAAGATGCAGAAAATCATGCTTCTTTAGAAAATAAAAGAGCTAATCGTCAAGAAGCAATACCAAGGGCGGCTGCTCCTCATATTGAATCTATACAAGACGACAAAGCAGGAGCAGTATACGACAGAGAGATTTGGGAAGAACCTCATCCTCGCTTTGGCGAAAAGGGTTGGCAGTATAATGCGTCAAATGAAGAGCCAAATTTTGACAATAAAACTTCCGTATATCCTTATAATAAAGTAGTCGAAACTGAAACTGGTCATGTGTTTGAGGTTGACGATACTCCAAACAACGGTCGTATTCACGAGTATCATAACGCTGGTACTTTCTATGAGATACAAGCAGACGGCTCAAAGACTACAAAAGTTGTTGGCGATGAATACGAGATAACACTAAAAGACAAAAAAGTCTATATTAAAGGCACGTGTGATGTAACAATTGGCGGTGATGCCAGAATGCTCGTAACTGGTGATATGTATCAAGAGATAGGCGGCAATCTTTTCACTACAGTTGGTGGTGATAGAATAACAAAAGTTGTCGGCAATGATATGACAGAAGTATTGTCTGGTCAAAGTACGAATGTCTCTCGTAGCAGTTCGTTTAGAACTGGAGGTAATCATACAGATACTATCATTGGAAATAATACTCAAACTGTAGGCGGCGACAAGTTTACTACAGTAGGTGGAAGTATTTCAGCAATATCTGTTGGCTCTACTAGCCACACTTCTATACTAGGATTCAAAATAATGAGTACTACAGGAAGTGTTAGTGCAAGTGCGCCTATAGGAAGTTTTAAAGCAATGTCTTTGAACATGTCCCTAGCAGCCGCAGTTAATCAAACACTAACTGGAGCAGTACAATTAGTAGAAGCTACAGGGTTGCAAACTCTGTCTTCAATTGGCGCACAAGTGTTAAAGTCTACTGCACAGAATACAATTGCTCCTGCTAGAAGTATTATTGGAAATACTACACATACAGGCAATTACACAGTAGTCGGCGTTGCAAGTGGCACAATCGTGAAACAAGGACCTATTGTTCTTGGAACACACAAGCATGTTTCAAGCTCGCCAGGTTCTCCTACCTCCCCACCAGTACCATAGGAATAAGAAATGAGTTTATGCGGAGCTACTGAAAAACTAGTAGAGCTTACTCAGTCTCTAGGAACAACAGATGAAATTATTGACGGGCTTGTCGATAAGATTCCCATTCGTCCAGAGATTTCTCAAGCAGTGAAAGACGCTGCGGCTATCATTGCAATGGCACAAGACACTGCTCAGATTCAGGCTTTAGTCACTTCTAAACTAAAAGAGTTTTTACCAGAGATTGAAATACCAGAAGAGATAAAAGGTCTTCAGGCTGATATCGAAGGATTTGCATCAGATATATTAGCAGCTAAACTAGCAGTTGATGATATAAAAAATGAAGTTTATAACTTGAAAACAAAGTATGACGGGTTAGATTTAGGCAATATTGCTATTGATGATATACCAGACCTGTTGAGGCAAGGTGCTTTAGATTTAGATAATCTCTGTAAGAAGATTCCAAATTTTGAAGAAGATGGAGCAGGATTTGTTTTGAAAGGAACACCTATAACTACTCCTAAGAAGAGTGCAATTGCTGATCTATTGGGCATACAAATACCAGAAGTTAAAGATTTTGTTTATACTATTGATCCTGTAAAACAAGCTAAAGAAGCCGGAGAGAATTTTATTAATGTTAAGTTACCAGATACTATAGGAATGTAACTAAAAACATTATAAATAAGCATATGTCAACTGAAAACTTAAAAATATCGAGAATCTATAAGGATCTAGATTTAGCATTTGCGCCGAATCAGGTGACTGGAGATGTTTCGAAAAAAATAGATTTTAATGCTGTTAAACAAGCATTGTATATTCTAATGCAGACTAATTTCTATGAGAGACCTTTTGCGCCTGATAAAGGAGCAAATCTTCGTGGATTTCTGTTTGAACCAATGTCAAATCTTGTCGCAGGATTGATTCAAAATACAATAAAAAATATCATAGAGAGCTACGAGCCTAGAGCAAAAATAGTATCTATAACAGTGGTTGCCAATTTTGATACTAATTCATATGATGTGACGTTGAATTACTATGTTATTGGAATAGATAGGCCTCAAACTTTGACCGCTAACCTAAAGAGATTAAGGTAACACCATGGCACAATTAGATGTAACAGAATTAGACTTTGCTAACATCAAGCAGTCACTAAAAACATTTATGAAAGCGCAAGATGAGTTTAGTGATTATGACTTCGAAGGTTCTGCTCTTTCTGTTCTTTTAGATACTTTAGCATATAACACACATTACAACGCTGTGCTTGCTCATATGCTCGCAAATGAATCTTTTCTAGACAGTGCTATTAAAAGAAGCTCTGTAGTTTCTATTGCTAAATCTCTAGGATACACTCCAAGATCAAGACGATCTGCTACCGCATATACTGATTTCTCTATTATACCACTTGAGTATTCAGAAATTAATTACACTCTTTCAAGAGATACTATATTCGCTTCTGAAATAGGAGGCACTACTTACAATTTTTATCCTTCTCAAGATGTCACTGCTACTCTTCAAGATGTAGATGGAGTTGGAAAATTTCTTTTTAATAGTTTAGAACTTAAAGAAGGAATTCGTGTAACAAATAGTTTTCTTATCGATGCTAACACTGTTTCTGGACCGTTAACCATACCTAATGCCAATGTAGACACTTCTACTATAAGAATACGAGTACAGACTTCGGGTACTGATTTGACATTAGAAACTTTTGCAAGGGCAGAATCTTTATTGGATTTAAAGTCCTCTACAAAAGTATATTTTTTAGAAGAAGGGCATGATAGCAAATACATAATTCGATTCGGTGATGATGTTTTTGGCAAAAAACTCGCTGTTGGAAATCTTGTTATCGTTGACTATCTAGTGTCTTCTGGTGCAGAACCGAATGGCATAAAGAGTTTCACTCCTCCTTCAAATTTAGCAGGAGCAGGTTCAGTATCTTCTTTCGCAAATATTACACCTGCTTTTAACGGAGCTGAAAAAGAAAGTATTGATAGCATTAGAAAAACTGCTCCTTTGTACAATCAAACAAAAGAGAGAATGGTTTCAGCAAGAGACTATAGAAGTCTAATACTAGCAAGTAATCCTTCAATACAATCAGTATCAGTTTGGGGTGGAGAAAATAATGATCCGCCTATATACGGAAAGGTTTTTATCTCATTGGATCCTGTAGACGGCCAAGTGATTACTAATGAAATTAAAGACAATATAATTAACTCTTTAATTACTCCTAGAACTCCAGTTGCTATTATGCCAGAGTTTGTAGATCCTGTTTATACGCATATAGGATTAAAAGTAGGTGTAGTTTACGATCCTTCAGTAACTACATTGACATCTGGCGAAATTAGTCAAGCAGTTTCTGTCGCTATTACAAACTATTTCAATACTGATTTAAATCAGTTAAATAAAAATTTCTATTACTCTAGAATACACAATATTGTTAAATCAGTTTCTCCTTCAATAATATCAGTAAACATTACTCCTACTCTTCAAAAAAGATTAGTGGCACTTACAGATGTTTTTGAAAATTATTCTTTCAGTTTCAATAGTAGAATTCAACCAAGAGAGCTTCACAGTAATTGGTTTAATTTTGACAATGACGGAGTAATATACAAAGTCAAATTTCAAGATATTCCTAATACAAATGTTGTTCCTCCTGCTTATAATGGAACAGGTATAGTATATCTTGTTGATTCATCTAATACTAGAATTTTAAATGTTGGTACTATTGATTATGATACTGGAAAATTAACTTTAAATTCTATTAAAGTCACTTCTTTATATGGAACAGATTCTCAATTAAAACTTAGAACTCGCCCACATGATGACTCTAAAGATATATTAACGAGTGTGTTGAATAGAACTTCAGAAATTTCAACAAACGCAGTTATAGCAAAGCCTGCTCAAAACGCAATTTTAACATTAGATAATAGTGTAGCAAATATTACAACAGGAACAAGAAAAGGCTTGGAAATAGTAGTAACTACTGAAGTTGAAGGATACTAATGTCACACCAAATACCTGATTTTTTCAGATATGTGTCTGAAATCGAAATTGTAAATCGTGGTAGTGAATACACTTCTATTCCAACGATTACTATATCCGGCGGCGGTGGCACTGGAGCAACTGCTACGGCTTCAATATTCAACAAACAAATACAAGCAGTAAATATTACTAATGTTGGTAGAGACTACACTTCTGCACCGACAGTTACAGCTACTGGTGGAGGTGGTGGAGGCGCCACATTTAATGCAAAATTAGAATTTGCCAATGCTACTCCAACCGAATATACAGAAAAATCTTCGACTGGCATAAAATATACTCTACCTGAATTTGTTCAAAATGATTACGATAAGTTTGTTACATTTATTGAAAAGTATTATGAGTT